CGCATCTTCCGGCCACCACACTTCGCTGGTGGCAGCTTTGATCAGGAAAACATAGCGCCCACCCTTATCACGCATGGCACTGGCATGTTTCATGATGTAACGCATGCCGGTGATGTATTGCCCCTCATGCTGACTGGCGCGGCTGTATGGGGGATTACCAAAGGCAGCACCTTTAAGCTCCGCAAGACGTTCTGACCAGTCATGCGCCAGCGCGTTATCTTCCGCCGTGTAATACGCGGCACATTTGGCGTTATCACCGTCAGTAAACAGATCCAGAACAAACGGGCCAAACAGGGTGTTAATTCCCCAGAAAATGTTGTCCGGCGTGCGCCACTGATCGCCCACTTCCTTCAGTTCATGGGCTGGTTTGTTCCGCAGTTCCACCAGCGCCTGGCAATATTTATTACTCATTAAGCCCCCACGTAATTCCCTGACAGATACCACTCTTCACCTGATGCAGCCCGCTTGCTGCTTTTCCGTAAACACCGTTCACGACGCGCCAGAAAATTGTTTCGTTCTGGCTGGGAGTGGCTTTCACGGAATGCCTCCATCCACACCGTTGCAGCTCGACGGAATAAGCCCCTGGACTCCAGTTCTTCAGCCTGGCGGGTCAGGCACAAAATCACCCGGGGGTCGTTAGTGCCGACATAGAAATTGCGCACAGGTCTGGTTTCACGAACAGATTGTGGTTCCGGCTCCTGCGCTCTCTCAGTCAGGCGCGGGAAATGTCTGCGTGTATCTCCTTCACAACGGTGAGCCACACGCCCACTCTGACGTAACTTGCTTGCTGACTGCAGAACGCGCTGCCGTGAGTAACCAGCAAAAGCATCCGCAATGTCTCCGGAAGTACACCCCGGATGGGCTTCAATGAATTTCTGAACTTCATTCAAAAGACTCATAATCACCCCCTGAATCCTGCCGGGATCTGGCTGTAGTCCACGTTGTCGTAACTGGCTTTGAAGTACGGGTCCTTGCGTCTGGCTGCAGATACTGCAGGAACTTCCCAGGATTCTTCGAAATGACGATCCGGACCAAAGAACGTGACAGCCTGTTTCACAAATTGTGTGCCGCTGTTACCCATCGCAGATACCCAGCCCGCGTAGCGTTTCACACCTTCCAGCATGGTTTCGGGGTTTACCCCCTCATTCAAACGGGCTTTCCAGGCTTTGAAGGCTGCAGATTTTGAATTGCCACCAGCACGTTTGGGATAGGCCAGCCATGCCTGCTCAAACTCCGGAGAGTATTCCGGTCGGTTTGAACGAACTCGCACAGACTCATCAGCAGATGCACCAACAGCTATTGGTTCATTGACTGGTTCTTTGACTGCTTCAAAAGAGTGACTGGTTCTGGGTGAATCTCCTGCACTCCCCCCTGGTGCAACTCCTGCACTACCTGGTGAATTTGCTGCACCAGATAGTGAATTATTTGCACTACCCCCTAGTGAATCTCCTGCACCATCAAGATGAAGGAGATAGATATTACTTGAGTTACCTTTTTCACCTTTCCGGGTGACTTTTTTTACCAGCCCGGACTCACAGAGGGCCGCAATATGATTCATCACAGAACGTTTGCTAATCTCGCACTGATCAGCGATATGCTGATAGCTGGGCCAGCACTCGCCCTGATCGCTGGCATTATCAGCCAGCTTAATCAGAACCAGTTTTCGCAATGGATTTCCCACTCGAATTTTCATCGCTTTAACCATCAGCTCCATACTCATGCAGCACCTCCGAGATGCTTCATGTTTTTTCCGGAGCGAAAGGCTATAAGCGGCATACTGACGCGGTAATTACGGCCCAGCGGTTCACAAATCACCTTCTGACATTCACGGTCAACCAGGCTAACACGTAGAACATGCCCTGCTGGCGTGGTGTACCACTGACCGGGGAGAGGACAACGGAAAGTCTGATTGGTAAATCGTTTGAAAATATTCCGGATCATTTGCGCCCCCTTACCTCTGAAGAGTTCAGCGACGAATGAATAAGACGGGCAAGAAATGCCGCATCGTTAATTCGGTCATACAGACTTACAGCCAGCGGTGATTCAGCTTTTTCCAGCATGGGATAAAGCTGCTGCAACCAGACCTGATGAATTGATGAAATGTAGGAATAGAGAACGCTGGCGTTATGTGCAACGTCGCTCGGTACAGCGGGCTTTGAAAGCTGTTTCTCCATCTGGTTAAAGGCATTGATGTATGCCTCTTTGAACTGGGCAGCACGTTTACCCGTGAAACCCATAGCAAGAAACGCAAAACCGTCGCGGGTTATTTGATAGCAAGGTAGTTTGCGGCCTGAAGCGTCGGTATAACCACTTAACACAAAATTGTGTTCAGCAAATTCAGCGGAGCATTCAAGGTTTCGAATTCTATCTAAAACCCGCTCATGCCGTTTAGTAAAGTAGTTAGCAACTGCAAGAGATGTAGTGACAGCACGACCATTGATGATCGTGATTTCAGGGTGAACAAAGGTTGGGATCGTAGCCATAATGGCAGCCTCGGTAGCAAGCTTAAAAAACTCACCACATAAGACGCCAATCATAGAGGTGGTGAGACGTACAGAGTTGGCGTTACCGGCGGCTACCCTTACCGGCGCATCTTGCGATGCCCCTGTACGCCCCACCATAATTTGGGCGTGACAAAATAATGCGTACAAAAAAACCGCATCTACGCGGTTGTACGCGGTAGCCTTCTCCAGGACGCCAATCCCGGCACCCGCTTTATAAGGTGCCTGAACAGTGTAACGTCCCGGAATGGCAGAATCAATGTGCTGGTGGTCCTTCACACTCAACAAAATCACGCCTGAATTTCCACAAAGGACTAAAGCACTCATGCGGGTAGTCTTTGCGAAGATAGATAACGCGCTGTGTTTCTGGCTCCCAACGAATAACATGAACATAAAGTCCTCTTCCGTCACGAAACCAGCGGTTAAGTTCCTGCACAACTCGCCCCCCACAGTCAGGTAAAGTTCTCTGTGGTTACTTACAGCCAGGTGATTTGGTAATCTGCATTCATGCCGTAACAACAGGTGTTCAGCGACGCTGACCACCAGCTGTTGCGACAAACGGTTATTTGCCGTTAAACTGTTCATGCGTTAGTTTCTCCACAGACACAAAACGCCACGACGCCCGGAGCTGCACACTCGCGGGCGTCACTCTTTTCTGGAGCGCAAAAGATTTTGTAGACCAGTGCTGCATGCTCCTGGAGCTTCGAAATTGACAGATACAACTCATCATTAATTGCTGTCTGCTCGTGTGGCTCCACTACCCCGTCTTCGATTGCCGAACGAATCTGCTTTGAGTAACTCCCGATCTGTTCGATGACTTCCAGCAGGCGCTGGTTTATATCGGCGTTCTCTACTTCCTCAATTTCAGGAAGCAATACAAACACCCCACCAGCAGACTGTGCGACAGCATCCGCAATGTAGTGAGTGCCAGCCGCGCGCTGTAAAATCATTGCCCATCCCAGCGGGAAAATCTGATCGCCATCTGCACGAAGGCGGTTGAATAAAGCGTTCTCTGTTACATCCAGCCACTCAGCAGCTTCAGCGTAACCTCCCGGCAACGCCGCGATAGTTTTTCTGACAGCTTTCACGTACCACTCAGGCTGTTTTTCCACTTTCCAGTGATGATTACCCACGGCTTACCTCCTGTTCCTGTGGTTTAAACCCATTCTGGTTTTGGCTAGATTGAAAACGTGCCGGATAAAGAATCTGCATTTCGCTGATTTCACCCTTAAAAAAATTGGCCAGACGTTCTGCAAGATCGATAGATGGAATTTGTTCCAGTCTTTCAATACGACTCAGCGTCGCTGGATTGACCTGAACGCCAGCAGCAACATGCTGCAAAGTAAATCCGTGCGCCTTACGCACATTACGTAATGGTGATTGCATATGACCTCCACATATTGCGTGATGAGCATATTATTTCACGCAAATATTTTGCGCAAGTTGATTTGCTTAACGCGCAATAAAGAAATGTAATAAACGCATGAACATAGGAAACCGAGTCAGACAACTTCGCCAGGCGAAGAACATGAAAATAGCCGATCTCGCTGAAGCAATAGGAGTGGATGCGGCGAATATCTCACGCCTGGAAACAGGTAAGCAGAAACAATTCACTGAACAAGCCCTGAGTAATATTGCCAGGAGCTTAGGTGTTGATATTGCTGATCTCTTTACCTCAGACTTCAAAAGTAATACTGTATGTAAAAACAGTATTAGTGAGGATGTTGCGCAGGTGAAGGATGTATTCCGTATTGAAATGCTGGATGTCAGTGCCAGTGCGGGAAATGGCCTTATCCAGGGCGGTGATGTCATTGATGTGATTCATGCCATTGAATACAGAACTGATAATGCTGTATCGATGTTTGGCGGACGGCCAGCCAATCACATTAAAGTTATCAACGTTCGTGGGGACAGTATGTGTCCAACCATTGAGCCAGGAGATCTCATCTTCGTTGATGTCAGTATCAATCAGTTTGATGGAGATGGTATCTATGTATTTGGTTTTGATGATAAAATTTATGTCAAACGACTGCAAATGATACCTGACAAACTACTGGTGATTTCTGATAACCAGATTTACCGTGAATGGGGAATTACCAGCGAAAATGAACACCGGTTTATGGTCTTTGGAAAGGTCTTAATCAGCCAGTCACAAACCCTTAAGCGACACAATTAACCCTTACCTCCTCATCAATTAGCCACCCGAAGGTGGCTTTTCATTACCCATCAAATTGCATATCTCGCAACAAAAACACTTGCATAATGCGCAACTTCATTTTATCTTTCTTTCCAGACAAACAAACAAGGTACTAACAAAATTTGGTTGTAACACGGCGTATGGCACATGCGTCGTTAGCGGTCTGGGGACGTTAAAGGGGACAATCCACTCCTTGCTCGGGCAAACAAACCAGGTAGCCGGAATGTGCAAGTCAATGATGATGCTGATAAGACGCCTAACCAGCGTGGCGATTCGGTTTGACGCCTGGGAAGAGACCAGGGTGCAACGATGAGGGCATTTATGGAACCGCGACAAAGTGTGGTGCCGTAACTGGCTAAGTGCTCTCAGCGTTGTGGTGAATGCGCAGGCTGATGCGCGAAAGACATTGCAGATATTGCGGAAAAGAGCTGTTCGGCGGGGCAATTAAATGCCCGTGAGAGTCTGAAATAACCGCAAGCCGGAGATCAGCACCGGTCACCACAACAGCCACTGCTTTGGCGGTACCAGTTTGTACACTTGCTTCCGGCTGGTACCGCTCTTTTTACAAAACAGAGAAGAACATCATCGGACGACGGGCTCATAACCCAATCCATCCGGGCGGCTGCCACCGCAGGTGTTCTTCTCTGTTTTGTGGAGAAACTAACCGACCTTGCAGGGTCGATATGATGAGGAGCAGCAAAATGGCTAGTGAACGCAGTACTGATGTGCAGGCATTTATCGGGGAGCTGGACGGCGGCGTATTTGAAACCAAAATCGGCGCAGTTCTCAGTGAAGTCGCTTCCGGTGTGATGAACACGAAAACCAAAGGTAAGGTCTCACTCAACCTGGAAATCGAACCATTTGATGAGAACCGTGTGAAAATCAAACACAAACTCTCATATGTTCGCCCGACTAACCGCGGGAAAATTTCCGAAGAAGACACCACCGAAACGCCGATGTATGTCAATCGCGGTGGTCGCCTGACTATTCTGCAGGAAGACCAGGGACAATTACTGACTCTTGCCGGTGAACCTGACGGAAAACTACGCGCAGCAGGTCATTAATATCGTTCTTAATTAACTGATTATTTATCTCATCACTGAATATCTTTATATAGTGAGGACTTATTATGTCTCAGAACTTAGACGCAACCGCAATTAATCAAATCCATGCCCTTATTTCTGCTCAGGGTGTTAATGAAATTATCAGTAATATTGGTGCCGATGCTGTGGCATTGCCTGAGAATTTCCGCATTCATGATCTGGAAAAATTTAATTTAAATCGCTTCCGTTTCCGTGGTGCGCTTTCCACTGCCAGCATCGATGACTTTACCCGTTATTCTAAAGATCTTGCAGATGAAGGCACCCGCTGCTTTATCGATGCTGATAATATGCGTGCCGTCAGTGTACTTAACCTGGGTACTATTGATGAACCAGGTCACGCAGATAACACCGCCACTCTCAAACTGAAAAAGACAGCACCGTTCTCTGCCCTGTTGTCTGTTAACGGCGAGCGTAACTCCCAGAAGTCACTGGCAGAATGGATTGAAGACTGGGCCGACTACCTTGTGGGCTTTGATGCTAATGGTGACGCTATTCAGGCAACAAAAGCGGCTGCGGCAGTCCGTAAAATCACGATTGAAGCAAACCAGACCGCTGATTTTGAAGATAATGACTTCAGCGGCAAACGCTCCCTGATGGAGTCTGTCGAAGCGAAGACCAAAGACATTATGCCAGTGGCATTTGAATTTAAATGCGTTCCGTTTGAAGGTCTGAAAGAACGTCCGTTTAAATTACGCCTCAGCATTATCACTGGCGATCGTCCTGTACTGGTTCTGCGCATTATTCAGCTGGAGGCGGTGCAGGAAGAAATGGCTAACGAATTTCGTGATCTGCTTGTTGAGAAATTCAAGGACAGCAAAGTAGAAACCTTTATTGGTACTTTCACCGCCTGATTTCATTACTGCAAATGCCCCTGCGGGGGCATTTATGGAAACGTAATTTACTCAATAATCGCCGGATGGTGAGGGATTCTTTTTACCAGAATTCAGCGCGGTGCAGCGCATATACGTGGAGAACAAAATGTCATTTATCAAAACTTTTTCTGGGAAGCATTTTTATTATGACAGGATAAATAAAGACGACATCGATATTAACGATATCGCGGTTTCCCTTTCAAATATCTGTCGCTTTGCCGGTCATCTTTCGCACTTCTACAGCGTCGCCCAACATGCGGTTCTTTGCAGCCAGCTGGTGCCGCAGGAATTTGCTTTTGAAGCGTTAATGCATGATGCAACAGAAGCGTATTGCCAGGACATTCCCGCACCACTGAAACGCCTTCTTCCTGACTATAAACTGATGGAAGAAAAAATAGACGCCGTAATCCGTGAGAAATACGGGTTACCCCCGGTTATGAGTACACCCGTGAAATATGCCGATCTCATCATGCTGGCAACCGAACGCCGCGATCTCGGTCTTGATGATGGCTCTTTCTGGCCTGTACTGGAAGGCATCCCGGCAACAGAGATGTTCAACGTGATTCCACTGGCACCGGGCCATGCCTACGGGATGTTTATGGAACGTTTTAACGATTTATCGGAGTTACGCAAATGCGCATGAATGTTTTCGAAATGGAAGGGTTTCTTCGCGGGAAATGTGTACCGCGAGATCTGAAAGTGAACGAAACAAATGCTGAGTACCTGGTACGTAAATTCGACGCGCTTGAAGCTAAATGTGCGGCACTGGAAAACAAAATAATACCAGTGTCAACTGAACTGCCACCAGCAAATGAAAGTGTTCTGTTATTTGATGCTAATGGAGAAGGCTGGCTGATTGGCTGGCGTTCTCTCTGGTACACCTGGGGACAAAAAGAAACCGGAGAATGGCAGTGGACATTTCAGGTCGGGGACCTTGAAAACTTCAATATCACTCACTGGGCAGTAATGCCCAAAGCGCCGGAGGCTGGAGCATAATGACCACATTTACCAATAAAGAACTGATTAAAGAAATCAAAGAACGAATCAGCAGCCTAGAGGTTCGAGACGATATTGAGCGCCGTGCTTATGAAATTGCTCTGGCATCGCTGGAAGAGGAGCCGGTGGCATGGCTGCATTCAGACAATGGCTTAGGTATTCCGGCAATAACCAGGAGCAAAAACATTGCTGACAGTTGGTTATCAATGGGCTGGTATGTTCAGCCGCTATATATAGCCAAGCCAGTACTGGTGGTGCCAGATGCTCGTCCGTCTTTAAATAATGGCATAGTCGGTTTTGATGAAGCTGGAACGCCTGCCGCGCCACCATGCTTCATGGTGCCAAACCTGTAAGCCAGACTTACAAGTTGAACAAGCTGTCGGGCAACTCTCCGGTAACTCAGGATGGTTGGATAAGCTGTAGTGAGCGAATGCCGAACGATAAACAGTATGTTTGGTGTTGGGGTAAGTCTTACGGCTGGACTGAGTGCGATACCTTCGAAGGGTATTACGATTGGTCGAGAAACAAATGGTGGGCAGTTACTGACGATGGGGAAGAACCGGCATCGAAAGTAACCCACTGGATGCCGCTACCGGAGCCACCGCAGGAGGTGAAGTAATGAACAACTTAATGACAACTAAACAAGTCGCCGACTTCTGTGGCGTTTCAGTATCGACCGTTCTTCGCTGGAACAGCGTAAACAGGAGAACTGGCCAGAAATACAGGCCTGACTTTCCAGATCCTGATATTAAATCCTGCCCAAATAAATGGGCATCACGCAAGATATACAGGTTTGCTGGAGTTATTGAGTGATGGGTATTAGCTCATATCAGAACTAATACCCATCAATGACACAGAGCCAACTACCCACTGTGTCAGGGGCTAACTTTTAACACCATAATTCACCGCTAGATAAAAACTGTATTGCATTGCACGAGCGGCGCAGCATTATCAGTTAGAGTGTCTTTACCTTGTTAGGCTCCACAGTTCGCACTGTCCAACGCCTGTCACTTTCACACGCTGCGCCTTCGAGAATATTCATTTAATCGCTGATAACGAACATCTTGCTCCAGTTGTGGAGCAGCTTGAACAATTTGAAGCAAGCATTGCCCCAACTCTCGAGGCCCCCAGTGTTGTTCGGCAATCACGGCATTCAGCAGGGATAGAGCGTCCGCAGGATATCGGCTGCAAATATCTGATTCTAGCAAAAGGCGAACGTCGTAGCTAAGGTGTTCGAGCGGTTGCAGCCAGTCCTGCACCACTGCCAAAGCCGCCGGAAATTCACCTCGGGCAGCAATCACCATACGAGTCAACGATTCGGATATGCGTGGGGTGGCCAAGTTGCGGGACTTTGGCCAAACCTGTTGCCAAAATGGCTGGACACGATTTTTCCAATACTCCTCGCGCTGATCGCCCGCACCTTCAAGTGCCTGGTATAACGCCTGCGCGGCTACCTCCAGACCTTCTTGTGGAAGAGCACTAATTGCCGTTCGGAACTCCTCCACGGTATATCCCTCGGTAGGGCCCAGAGCTGCATAAGTCAGGAAAATAGCGAATTGCTGCCGGTGCTCGCCAAGATCAGAATAGTGATTGGCGCTCTCCAAAAAATCTGACTTGAAAGCTATCAGCAACGGTTCATACAGGCGTGGCGACCAGAGGAAGCCTTCCCACACAGCTTTTGCTTCGACGGGATTACTCCAAGCAAACAAGGGCAATAGATACTGTTCGGTCCAAGGTCGATCTACGCGAAAAAATGCGATCAGCCGCGACCCCAGCAACACCCGACCATGGCGGAATAGCTCTATCTGTACATTACACAATTTGGTGAAAAGTGTTTTCAATTCAACAGGAAGCAAATCATTGTCATTCGGGTTCTGTTTGAACCATAGGGTGATCAGTGATTGCGTGACATGCCCAATGGGATGATTGATCGCCGTAGAAACAGGATCATAGGTCTCAATTCCGTTTCGAATGGTGCTAGACTCTGGGCTTGTTTCTATCATCAGAACCCGACGACAAAGGGCCAGTAGAATCTCCTCGTGGCAGAGGATGGTCTTCGAAGCCTCCTCCATCCACCAAGTGACAGCGTGGGAAATCTCCTGAAGTACTGCGTCAGGCATGTCAAGCACCAACGGTGCGGCGTACCGCCACGAACGCAAAATCATCCTGGTTCAGCCCAAGTCTGCAGAGCTTCACGCCACCGACCAACAGGCCACACATCATCTTGTGATAGTTTACGTAACGCATACAGACTGTGAAAAAAGCGCGTACGGCAAACATCACTCCAAGTGTCCTCATAGAAAGGCAGTCTTTCTGGCATAGGCTTTGCGAGCCATTGCACTAATTCCTGCCACTTACGGGGCGCAATGTCGACATCTATACTCTCCTCGAAGCCTGGATCACCGGTTCCGCTCATCCAGTGAGAGAATTCATCACGCTCGTTGGTTGCCAGTTGCCATTTTGGGTATGCTGTGGATATTTCCGTCAAACGTGTAGCCGCAGACTCTCCCAAAACAAGGCCCGCTCCCCTGAGCTTCGCTAGACACAACCAGACGGAATGAGCCACCAAATAATGCCACCTGTCTGCTTCCAAATTATCCTCGTACATCTCGCGCGGAGGCCCTGCCAAGATAGCAGTTTCCAGACGCTCTTGTGCAATTCCTGTCAGATGTCGTCCCTGCAAAACAAACAGTCTGAATACCTCTCGCCGAGTATCCGTGGCCCACAACCACCATGAACCGTCCTCTAACAACCAATTAACCCACCGCTCAGGTGGTATGCAGTTGTCTTGGCTTGCGGCAAACAGTGCCAGACGTTTGAAGGTGGGATATGGCAACTCAAACCAATTCTGAGCAATGCGCGAGGCCTGATCGCTGTCTTTGGCTCGAACGGCTAACCATGAATCCCGAAGTAATTCAATCAGGCTCACCCAATCGCGGAACCCCCGGTTCTGCCAGTGCGGAGTGATGGACGGCAAATCCCAATGCGAGCGGTCGTGACGATCGTCGGACTCTCCCAACTCCCGCAACAAGTCCAGTGCATCACGCAACAACTGCTGAAAATCTTCCAACAGGTATGGCAAGGACGATTTCCATGACTCGTCAGCAAGGTCGAACAGGGTTGAACGTACGTAATCAGCAGTCAGCACCAGCTCCCAATCCACCAATTGCTTGATTCGCAAGGGTTCATCAGTGCTGCTCGAATCGTCTTCACTATAGCGAAACGGCCGCCTCAACATAACCTTGGGAGAAAGCAACTCGCGTAACTCCAAGCGCAATGTAGTCGTCAAGCCTTCATTCTTTAAGCGGTTTTGCCAACGATACAAATCCAGGTTCTGCAATGGCGATTTCACACGACCACTAAGCAGAAGCCGCCATAAAGTAGACATAGGTGGACCAGGAATAGCCAGGGGGGAATGCAAGAGAATTTCATCTAACTCAGAAGTCTTACGCTCCCGCATCAGTGCTGCTAAGCGATCTAGTTCGCTCTCAATCAGAAACATCCAACGGTCGTGTATTTGTCCGCCGCGTTCAGCAATCCATATGATCAACCTAGGGTCGCCCAGATAACGAACTAGCCAACGGGCTATATGGGACATTACGTCATCCCATTTGCTAGCACTGACACATCCAGAAACCAGCGACATCTGCGGGGCCAGCTCATAGGGCGCAGGACGCTGAACCAGACTGAATCGGAGTTTCGGGTCAATTTCGACATGCGGAGATACACAAAAGCGTGGCAGATCGCTGTATTTAAATCGTTCGTCCGAGAAAGCTTTCAATAACCAATCCAGCGGCGGTGCAGGATTGAGTTCCGCAAAGCGTTTTGCTGGTAAACCTGATTTATCTGACAAGGCCCACAACATCCGACCAACGAAATCGTCCTGACGAGTGCTGTCCTGCGGGCGGGCCAGAGCATGTTTGACGACTATAGCCTCTTTGCCCTGTATACCATCTCGATAAGTATCTGCCCAAGCGTGCAACGTTTGATGCAGCACTGAATGATCAGTGGAGCCCGCCGGTACGGTGTAAAGGATAGGAGTGACCCCTTTGGCCTCCCACTCGATGGCTTTCCGGTGCTCCTGCCCCGGCTCACACTCCCCCAGTGCCCATACTTGTGGTGTGACTTCACCGAGCCTCCGATCTGCTGCAAGCGCATCCATCATGTAGCGCAGTACCGGGTCGTTGATGCTGTAGCCAACGAAGCAGACCACATAGTTACGAAATAACTCACTCACAAAGCGAGCTGCCCAACGCTCAGTGAGATAAGCCAAGCCAAAGTCACCGCTGGTAACAACCAGACGATTCAGGCAGTATCATCCGCCTTTTCCGGTAACAGCCCATGCAGGTATACAAGTCCATCCCAGCGGCTGTTTTTTGGAATTGGCAGCATCGGCGCTACATAGGCCTGAAAAGCCTGGCCTGTACGTTTAGCTGCCACATGAAAGAGACGGTCAAAGTTGGTAGTGACCAATCGAAGGGCACCCTCGCGGCTACGGGCTAAACGTAACAGCGCCGCCTGAGTATCAATAGCGCCCCTACGACGGAGCTTTGGCTTAAGGGCTTTTTCCAACGCGCGTCGGACGGCTATACGCTGCCTGGTAAGCGCCGTTCCAGCAAATCTAATGTGCCGTCAAATTGCCCACGCTCGAAAACCTCACGCTCAATTTCTGAAAGTGTTGTTCCGTTCCTCTGGTAAATTAGTTCTACCAACCCTTTGAAACCAGGTAAACCAGCAGGGTAGGAAATGCCTGCCCCACAGAAGAACACAACGCGCCCTTCCTCGTGCGCCTGCAAAAGCTCATCAGGAATATCAGGGCCGTTGGTAATGAATTGCATTCCTTTTCCTCCTATCCAATGTGCACGTTCATTCGAGTAAATGAAGGCAAGGGGTTACATCTTATTATACCGACCGTGCAAATCCGGCTTCCTAGCAAGCTACTTTACTTGCCAACTCATAATGTCCGAACTCCGAACAAAGCGGACTGCTAGATTTGATTGCGTTCTAGCTACGCAAAATATCATTTCGAGCCTGAACGAGTACAAGTAACAATCGATTCAACTCTCTTCCACCATGCCTGGTAGGCTTTACGCTGTTCTTCTAGATAATCACTCTTGTCATAAACTTGCCATACACCTGGCAGTTTATGACCGAGCATTATTTCAGCAATATGAGGCGCAGTAAGATCAGAAAAGTTTGTTCGTGCTGTTCGTCTCAAATCATGAAGAGACCAATGAGGAAATTGATACCCCAAACGCCGCCATGCGTACTGCATTAAATTGTAAGGCAGCGACTGCAATGATGTCCGACCAACTGGTTCCCTGCTTCCTTCCTTAGTAAAAAGCATATCGGAACCGTTGTTCATAGAGATAACGTATTTTATAAGCTCTTCAACCGGTTCAATAATGGGCCGCTTTAGCGGTTCGCCTGTTATATCCCCTGTCTTATGTCGTTCTGGTGGTACAGTCCATATTTTATTAATGAAATCAAAATCGTCCACCTTGGCAGTAATTAGCTCTGAACTACGGCAACCAAAATGCAGCAATAGTTTAATGAAGGCCCGGTATTTAGGAACCATTCGAGAACCATCGATCGCAGCATAAAGGATTTTAATTTCATCATGTGTCAGAAACCGTTTCTTCTGACCTTTACGGATATCCATATCTTTACCCGTGATATCCGACAGCGGGCGAGTTTCAATGAGCTTTCTCTTATACGCCCAGACATGGGCCTGCTTTGCGTTAATTAGCAATCGGTCTGCTATTGCTGGAGTCTTAGTGCTAAGAGGCTCCAGGACTTCTAACCAATCATGCAATGTAGCTGCATCGTGAGGGATATTCCCGATTTTAGAGAACAGGTGCAGCTCAAACGAGCGGAGTATCTGTTCAGAACCTTTTTTATTTTTTACACAATATGCTTCATACCAAGCACGGATCACAGATTCTACCGTCATGGCTTCAGTAGCTTTACGTTTTTCTGCCAGCTTGACCAATCGTGGATTGCGGTTTGACTCGAGTTCACCACGAAGACGGATAACTTCTTCTCTGGCCTCTTTTAGTCCAGTTGCCGGGTAAGTTCCGATATCAAGACGCTCACCTTTCCCCGCCCACTGATAACGATATTGGAACACTACGCGACCTTTCGGTGATACTCTAACAGACAGACCATCACGATCGGATTTAACCAAAACCTTATCACGTTCCTTTCCAACGACTGAACGCAACCACGCATCAGACAGCGCCAT